GATGAGTTGTAACATAATGAAAGCTCGCTTGAAAGATTAGTGAACTTACATTATGACACACATTTTTAGATCGTGCAACAGATTTATAGGGTCCAGGGTGTAATTTAAAATACACACTTGCTAATAAGGCTAATAATGGTGGTGTAGATTAGTAAGACTAAGTAGAGGTGGGAGGAACACGCAAAATTAGCGCGTTACCGTGAGGGGCCTTTTTACTTTCGGCCCTGGTAGGGAGGGTGTAATTGTATCTTATATATATATAATACACTAATACAACTAATAACCCCTTCCCACCATAGGTAACCAAAAATTAACCCCCATACTAATTGACTCATAGGAATTCTAATTTTGGGACCAGAAATGCTTAAATAATAGGCAAATTCCGCCATACCCTCCCCCAAATGGGTTTATAGGGTGGAGGGTACAAAGTAAAATGAGTCTGGTTAATCACGCTAATGCAAACCGTACAAACTAAATCATTGTTACATACCTGTGAATTCATACAGTTCTAGCACGGATTAGCGCACCGTCCAAATGTGTCTCGCACTCCAGACGGAATTCGCGCAACAAAACGGACCACAGCAGATTCATAAAGAATTTACTCACAACGACCTCCTAATGTGGTTATCCAATACGTGCTTGCGCACGTTTCGCCGATTCACGGCTCATCAGTTGGATTGTTTGGTACTACTTCCAGTTTTGACACAAGATACAGGACGGCAGTATAAACTGCTATCAAAACCAACGACAATGCGCAGAACATGATAATCTCCTTGAATTAACGCTGTTGGCTGTTCCCGGTCAACAAACCCTCATAGCTGTGAAATATACCGCTATGTGAGAAAGTTGATCCTAGGGCAACAGCAACACCGATGATAAACACAATGACAACAATTGCGGTTTTCATGATTTACTCCTTGCGGGGCATCTTTCCAAAACACAGAAAGTATGCAGACTCGAAACTTACGCCGGCATTGCGTAGCCACCGGACATAAGCACTCAGACCAATCGATTTAATTGAATGCATTCTGAACTCCTATCTGAAAAGAACTTCTTTGACATCGGATTCCTTTAATCCACAAAAGCGGGCCATCTTTACTGCTTCTTCCCGATTGTTAAAATATCGGTTCGAACCTTTGAATGTATATTGTACCATATTAGCTCCTAGATATAGTACACGTTGAAGCGGACTTGATTACGCACGAGCAATGCCATGCGGTCGGTTGCTAATTCCAATTCGTCAAGACTGTACACATCTTCATGCGCAGTGTTGTTAGTGTTATATGCTATGACAATTTGCATTTTGAACTCCTAGTAGTTGAGGACACCTTTAAACACGCTACACGCTTGTATAACGCGTTTAAAGGTGCGCACTGTATAACCAATGCGCACAGCTACTAAAACCACGTATGTGCACGTTTTAGGTACACCACACAGCAGGAACTGTTATTGGGTTGCTAGCGGGTTGCTAGCAGTTGTTAAACGGACCTTGGATACGTTATCACGTTGTCTTTGGAACACTTTTACAGTGTGCTGTGCTTTACATACGGTTGCACCTATACAATGGTGCATAATAGATTGTTAAAGAACGCGCGTGCTGATACCGTTTAGCAAACCGGCTTTACGCTTTTGTGTTGCAGTGCACAGCGTTGTGTGCGCACGTACCCATACAGCATAATACATATAAACGCGCTTTACCAGTGCGCTTATATGTACGCGCTAGCTGCTACGCTAGCGCTATACACGGTGCATTACAGCGGGTTAGCTTTGCGGTACTTAGCGTACTGCGTTGCTGCGGTAGCAGGGTTAATACCTGCTGCAACGCATGCTGCAAGGGTAGCAGCGCGTGTTACGTGCTGCTGTGCTAGCTGGTGCACCAATGCGCATGCACCTGTTACAGCGCTACGTGCATGCTGTGCTGTGTTGCTGCGTGTAGCGCTGCTAGTAGCTGCTACACCATAGCTAGCTTGCAGCTGTTGCACCTGTTGTTGGTACGCTGCTTTGTTAGCGTTGTGCTTAGCAGTAGCAATGCGCATTACGCGCAGTGTGCGCAATGGGGATGCTGTGCGGGTGTTGTATGCATACATGGTAGGACTCCTAGTGAGTGCGCTTAGCGGTATTGCTTAGCGCGTACCTATAATGTAGTACAGCTAATCAAGCTATACAAGGTGTCCGCACAAATAAATATTGCGTGTTGTCTAGATACAACACGCTATGTGTCGGGTGCGAGTGGTGTATGCATGCGTCACTAGCGCACTAGGATGCGCATAGCGCTGCGTTCGCCTGCTAGCTGGTAGCGATGTAGCTGCTAGCGTATCGGCATGCTGTAGATGCTAGATGCGTTCGTTCCTGTAAGTAATTGATGATGAGAGTGACAACTTGCGGGTCCAGGCCTGCCGCAGACACCAATTCTAAGAATTCTAGATCCGATTAGTCGGGTTAGTCCGGTCTGCCCACTTATTCTTATAAGTAAAAGTATTTCGCCCTCATTCTCACTTTTCATATCTGTAAAAAATAAAATAAAGAATCCTATAACGCCTATCATAATCTCCCTCCTAGAAAGACCAGCACTAAGAAGCTCAATGTTCTATAAAATAAATCAATTGCTTACTGTAACCTGTTGCGCTATAGTGCATACATACAACGCAGCAACACCTGGATAAGGAGAGCCCAAAATGAGCATCGTAGACACATTGCAGAAGCTGAAGATTCAAGCCAATGCTATCATGCGGGGCATACATCCGGACTTCGTGCTTATTGAGCGCAAGGATCTGGAGCAACTCCTGGAAGCTTATAATCGTTTGTACGTAGAAGCATGGAATCGCGATCAGTGCGAACTCGGCGGCACAGACTCTGTGTGGTCAAAGCTCCCCGCAGAGTTCAAACACGATCTGGAAAGTCGTTCCATTGATAAACCACCTGTCGAAGACTTAATCCTTCCAGACAAGGTGTGTAACCACAAATGGGTCCGGTTCGACTACGACACTGAGAAAATGCACTGTACCGGATGCGGTGCGCTGATGATAGATAAAGTGTTCAACCATATTCCGGTTGCTGTGGAAGACCAAGAACTGGTTCAAGAAAATGTCGCTCCAAAGTTGGATGAAGATTTCGATGTCCCGCAGGGTTGTCTCACCGATCTCTTTTCTAGCAGGATGTGCGGACACGGAACAAAGGGTTGCGTCATTGTGCATGGCGAAGAAAAAGGCAAAACGCTCGAAGACTGTAAAGCTAAGTTCAATAATGTGCTTAATTTTACCACACCATCTCAAGCGGACTACGATAAAGCTAATGCGGCTGTCGGCTTTGTTCCTGATAATTATCCTGATATGGTTGGACAACCTACTGTCGCTTACATTCCACTTCGGCGGCGTGAAGCTGCTGATTGCAAACATAACTGGATCCAACAACCGATGAGTCACGTTTCGCGTTGCACACATTGCGGTGCTACCCGGAGCGAATCGTGAAACAGGTTTTCGGGTTCTTCGCATTCGTAATAATCATCTATGCGCTATACAAGTTTGTAGCGTTTCTCGAAAACGTCGATTCAAATGAGGAAGACGACAATGGCACTGATCGGTGAAAACATTAACGAAGCTGAAGCTCGTTTGGAAGAATACACAGCAAGCGTCAACCTGCTGCCTGAATGGGAGAAGCGCGAGATCGTTGAATGCATGGACATTCTGCGTCGCATGATTCTGCGCTACGACAGTTCCGCAAAACTGGCGATTGCAGGTATCGCGCTGGAGATTGCAAACACTACACCGACGCAGGCAAAGACATGAAATACATTGTGATGCAGGTGAGTGCTCGGACAGATAAAAATCCTTCAAGTTGGATCACCATGCAGATTCCGTTCTTGTTTGCGAATATTGTGGTACATTCAGATATGCGTGAGCATGTTAAAGCTTTACTCTCCGTGCAATACAAGGGCGCGCAAATCACATGCATCTCTGCCGGTTTCATTAATGGCGGAGATATTGAACCGCGTTGCCACGGCGAATCTATTTCGCTCAACATTAAATCTCGCGGTAGAGAAGATGATCTACTTATCGCAATGCTGGACTATGGGAGTATGCACTTATGAAAGCCGCTTCAATAATTCTCTTCCTATTGGTGATTGTAGGTGCGGTTTCCTGCGAAGTCTCGCTCTGGCAAGAATGCCGTGCGAATCATAGCTGGTTCTATTGTGTGCGTACACTTCATCCGGGCAACTAATGTGCAAAAACGCCGAACGCGCTAAAGCTTTCGAAGATATCATCGAAATAATGCGTATGCATGCTACACCAAGCAAGCTGATGAACTATTGCGTCACGCAATACGAAGACGCAAAAGCTGAAGTCGTGACTAATGTCCTGCCATTCGGTCGCAGAGGTAGCCCTGAAGTCTTGTTGCGCAGCATGCTCTCAGAAGCTTCGGGAATGCGTTGCGTGCTAACTGTCAGCTACCGCGATGACGGCGTCATGCGTACCGAATGGTCCGACAATATTGATAAGCTGCATGCAATGGGTCTTGTCGCGCTGTTGCAGCATAACGTGATGATCGAGGTTAAAAATGACTCGTAATATACTTTGCGTAGTTTTGATAGTGCTTTTGACGCTTGCTAGCGCTGGGTACATGGCCGTTGCACGTTACCATTGCGAGCTCAACGGTGGTCTTTTGCTATACGGTTTGTTCAAATACGAATGTGTTCGTGTGGAACGGGTGAAGATATGAGTAATCACGAATACATCCCTTGGCGTCCGGTTCACGGCATGTGTAGCATTCTCATTTTCGCTACTTTCGTTTCGGCGCTTGCAGCCGTAACGTCCTATCGTGGTCGTGAACACAACCGGCACGAATGTTTGCCCAAGATTCTTATCGATGAACAAGCTTCACCAATTCCGCCTGGTGCTAAGAATAAACCACAAGTAAAGAAGTTCACATGAACCTAATATCTGGGCTATTAGGACAAATTCGCGGCATAACCTACTATGAAAGAAATTTCATCATGACAAAGCAACGCAAATGGATTCCAGGACCGCGTCAAGAAGTTGAACAGCGTGTTATTCATCATATCGCGGAAGAAGTAATTTATCCGCGAATGTCTTGTGTGGTTATCGCACAAAGTCTTGGCTTGCATTGCATGCCTGCTCTGGTAACTCGCACCTATCCAGGCGGCAAGAAAATGACAGGTTTTCTGCCAGTGCAATTGTATCAATCGCAACACGGCACGCATGCTCAGGTGCGTTAATGAATTTCTCCAATCCAAGGTTGGAGGATGGTACTGAGTGGGGCGTTTTCACTGCCGAAGACGGGACGCAAGATATACACGTTGTTCCAATGGTTGATACCGAAGAACATGATTTAACAGTGCACTGTGCTTGCTGTCCCGAATTGGATGAAGAAGAAAACGAATGGATTCATAATAGTTTTGACGGCCGCGAGCAATTTGAACGCGGATTTAGGAGAGTTTCATGAGAACTGAAAGAACAAGAGACAGAATTATTTTGTCTCCTATAGAAGTGCAAATTATTTTGCGCGAACATATTGAACGGGAAAGTGGCCGTAAAATCTACGGAGAAGTAAACTTTCAACGGGAAAATTCGGATACAATTGGACCAAAAACTTCCGTCTATGTTCATTTGCAACACAGCGATGAGGTGGAAAATGCCTAGTCTGAATAACGAGAGCATTAAATTGCTCAATCACGGTCACATACGTCTTGTTGACCACATGGGTTCAGACCTTTCGGTCGTGCGTTCTGCACGCGTAAGCTACGACGCTGAGTGGCGTACTGGCGAAAATGCTGGCGCAGATGCAAAACTCATCAATTACCTGATGAAAAACAAGCACACAAGCCCTTTCGAGTCGGTTACGTTCACTTTTGAGGTGAAAGCACCAATTTTTGTCTTTCGTCAATGGCATCGGCACCGTACTTGGAGCTTTAACGAGATTTCTGCGCGATATGCGGAGCTTCCGGAAGAGTTTTACGTGCCTGAACTCGACCAGATTACAATGCAAAGCTCTTCAAACAAGCAAATGCGCACTGAAGAACAAAATATGTGTGCGGATCTTATCAGAGGTTCTATTGAAGAGCAAGGTAAAGAAGCTTTTGCGCTTTATCACGACCTGCTTAAAATGGAATGCCCTCGCGAACTTGCGCGGAGCGTGCTACCTGTGGGAACATACAGCAAAATGTTCGCAACAATCGATCTGCATAACTTGTTGCACTTCGTTCGTTTGCGTAATCACGATCATGCACAATACGAAATTCGAATTTATGCGGCCGCGATGCTTGAATTAATCGAACCAATTGTGCCCGAATGCGTAGCAGCATTTGCACGGAACCTTTAATATGACACCTCAAGAAATACTGCTGGATCAGCTTAAACAACTTAATGTAATTATCATGGCTACCAACAAACAATTGGAAGCCCATAGGTTGTTGCACGATTCGGCAGCATTGATTGAGAATAATTTTGTCTGCGACAAAGAACGTGAACTCATGCATGTTACCATGGACTTGAGTTTGGACCAGACAGCACAGCAACAGAGACTTATTCGACTTATTAACAAGTGTACAGGTGAAGCAAAATGATCAGCTTGCGGACTTCTTTATTGAAACACCTGTATCAACCAATACCAGCAGATACAAATTATGTATCTGCGCCATTGTACAGACAAGAGTGGCATTTTTCCACTCCACCGGCAGGTAGGCCTTTGCAATTACTCACAATCGGAGGCATCTGTGTAGTTGGCAATTGGTGCGGTAAGGTGGGACAATACTTTACAGCTTGGGCACCTTTGGTTGCACAAGACGAACCATCTTTTAATCACCTGCAATAGATCTTCATATACGGTATCTTTAAATCGATAATTATCCGGATAAACAATATGCCCAAACTTACAGAACGCGAATTACAAGAACGAGTTGAGATTTTGGAAGCTCGTGTACAAGCACGCGAAACGGTGATCGAACAACAGCGCGCAGTTATCCGCAAACAAGAGATTCAAAACGATAAACACGACGAATGGTACGAATCCATTCAGCGTCAACTCAAAAAGCGTTACGACCAAATTCACGAACTAACAATCGATCTCAAAAACGCCAACGATAAATTGCAATGGTACGCGCAAAATCAAGAAAGCCACGCAAAAACTGTCGATCTCATGGTCGAACGCAATAATTTGCGTACAGATCTTAGAATCTTGGCCGAGACTTACAATAATTTGCGCGATTCACACAATGACTTGAAAAAAGAACGCGATCAAATTGTTGAAGCTTCTCAACAGAAACTTAACGAAAATACGCGTGATTGTGAAACAATGCTTCGTGCACAGCATCTTGGTGCAGCAAAACCTTACAAGGTGAAACTTTTTATCAATGATAAGTTTTACGACAAAACTCACAACAAAATCACTACTTTAGTTGAACAAATTGGCAAAACTGGTTGCGAAATACATCTGTATATCGAAAATTCTGAAAAGACACAAATCATCGGTCCATGTAGTGACGAATTTATCTTAAACGAGATGGACTATAGCGCATTGGCAGGATTTATTGCAGATATGGATAAATCTGAGAAAATTAACACTATCAGCATAAGCAAAGCGGCGAATGGAAAGATTGCACGTCTGGAAGAAATCTTACAAGATATGGGATTGGTACGCGAACCGGGCGGCTGGGTACATCCGAAACATGTGGTCAACCACAAGAAACGTCGCTTAACACCTGCTGAAGTGGACATGCTTATTCAAAACTGTTGCAGTCGTATTGAAAGTATCCATATTCTGGTCGAAAAAGTTCAAGACCTCTATGAACATGTAAACGATCCAAAGCCGTACGAATTTATTGAAACTCATTACAAAGTCCTTTAATACAATTCAAGCTCTAGGAGCTGAAATGAAATGGTGCGATCGCACGTTAGTAAAGAGCCCGTATTACTACGGTTTATGTCTTAGCGAAAAAGATTTCCGTGCGACATTGAAGGCGAATGGGCTTACGGAAATGGAATACGGTGAATCTGGTTTGCTAGACAAAGGTGGTGCTACGGTTAGTTTCTATAAACCATCTGGCGGACAAAGACTTGCGATTGTATGTCTGGGCAAAGGTCACGAAATGCTCAGCTTAGCACAAGTGTACGGTTTGCTTATTCATGAAGGTGTACATATCTGGCAAGCTATTCGTGAACAGCAACGTGAAGCTGAACCAAGTTCGGAATACGAAGCTTATTCTGTTCAAAGTATTGCTACGCGTCTCATGGAACAATACGATTCCTGGATCATTTCTGGCAAAAAGAAGAAAAGTAAAAAGAAAGGTAAGAAGAAATGACACCAGAGCAGATTGCCTCTCCAAATACCGAACATTCGCATCAAGCGGCACTCTTTTGCTGGAGCAAGCAGCAAATTCCAGTATGGCCACAATTGGAATGGATGTACGCGATTCCAAACGGCGGAAAACGAGACGCCATTACTGCAAACCGTTTAAAGATGGAAGGTGTTAAGTCTGGTGTATCAGATGTATGCCTTCCATTTGCAAAACGCGGTTATCATGGTTTCTATATTGAAATGAAGAAACCGAAGACAGAAGGTAAAGCTGCTGGTAAAGAGTCGGATGAACAAAAGAAGTTTGGTGCGTTCCTTGGTGAAAACGGTTTTCTGTATCACTGCTGTTGGACTTGGGAAGAAGCCCGGGATGCAATTGTCTGGTATATGACTTAAGGGTAAGGGGATTCACTTAGTCACTTTGAAAGATTGAAATGAAAAAATTATTTATCATCTGTCTTACTTTAATCGTAGGAATGGTATTTGCTCAAACATGTCCAGCTCCGCCTCCACCGCCTCCAAGCACCGGTATCATGTGGGGACTGACATTTGACGATATTTCTAACACCGCCGGTATCGTAAAATCATTATCCAAATTTGCGGTTAAGCCTACCGCCAGAGTAGTATTTGACCCAGGCATGCCAGCCTCTTACTACCGATCCTCTCTGGTCAGCATACATGGTGTAGCCGGTGTGCTTGGCACACCAGTGGACAGCAGTGCCATGAAGCGCTACAACGGCACAACAGCCTATGTGTCGCGCTTCCAAGACTACGTAGCCAATACCAGTGACGTGATCGATATCTATGAAATCTGCAACGAGTGCAACGGCAATTGGCTGGGCAGCGGAGTATCTGCAAAAATGGCAGCAGCTTATGACTATGTGACGGCGCAGGGTAAACCGACTATGCTAACCCTCTACTATGATATCGGTTGTGAAGGTTCAACAGCTGAAAGTATGTGGAATTGGACTGCTGCCAATGTTCCAGCGCGCATGTACACCGGTCTGACCTACGTTACACTCAGCTTTTATCCAAGCGATTGCTCTATACCAACTCCAAATTGGCAAGTCGTGTTCGACAAGCTGCACAACTTGTTTCCTAATTCCAAGATAGGTTTTAGCGAATCAGATTCTACGTCTGCTGGTGGCACGAATAACAGCGTAGAAGTAGCTTATATCAACAGTTTTTACGGCATACGACCAACTACACCAAACTTTATAGGCTTCTATGGTTTGTGGTACGCAGCAGAAGAAGTTGTACCTTGTGGTTCTCTGGCATGGGGAACTATCAATAAGTTAATGGGCGGTTTGTCGACTTGTCAATAGGAAAAATATGTCTACAATTGTAAAGATTCAACGCGATCCTAAGTCTCCATGCAACAGGGTGATTATCAATAACGAATGCCGTTCCATTATAATGGAAGCAGCAATGACTCCGGAATTGGACGGCCACTTAAAAGATAAGGATCTTATCTTTGCAAAGGCATCTTTCTCTGCATCAAATTTCAGACTTCTTGGTCTGGTAAAGAAACAAAACTGGTAGTTCAATGTACTATAACTTTGGAGAATTAAATGATCAAACCTACAGTCGGACGCAAGGTGTGGTATTATCCAAGCGCTGAAGATAAAAATGGTAGTCCTGCACCAGGCGGTCAACCGCCGATGGAAGTAAATAGCGCAGAACCACTTGATGCAACAGTTGTCGCTGTCTGGGGAGATCGTTGTGTGAACCTTGCAATTTTCGATATCCATGGGGCATTGTTTGCCCGGCGATCTGTGCGTCTATTGCAAGACGATGATGCTGTGCCTGAATTCGGTCGTTACGCAACATGGATACCTTACCAAGTAGCGCAAGCGGCTAAGGCAACAACCTAGCAGCGCTTTATTCCGCAGTACGTTGCACAGTAGCACCCCGCTTTACCCGCAGCGCGTAGCACCTTTGCCATGCGCTGCACCCTCCTTTACACATTACTCCCACCTAGTAATAAATATCCCTTGCAACATCCATTGTTTCCAGCATATAATTTGCGCAATATCATAACGTCCATTCATTGGAACTATCATGGTAATGATTCCGCCACCTCCAGAACCGCCGTACAACCATGAAGTTTCTGGTGACATGGCTGCGCCTGAGCTAACTTGGCGTGAACGCGCACTTCGCGACCTCTTTGTCCAAGAATACCTTGTCGATTACGATCAATATGCTGCTGCCCTTAGATGTGGTTACAGTGCGGTGTATGCACGTGAAGAATCTGTGAAGTTGATGAATGAACCATATGTTCGTCAACGTATTAAAGATAAAGAAGTTTTGCCTGACGATGAAGACAATCCTGAAAAAATGAAAAACTATGTCGTGGTAGGTTTGCGTCGTGAAGCGAACTATCGTGGTGCAGGTGCCTCGCCTAGTGCTCGTGTCGCAGCACTGGCAAAAATCTCGTCTATCTATGGTCTAGATGCTCCTACCAAAACTAAAAACGAACACACTGGTGCAGATGGTGCCGCGCTTATGGCCGGCACAATTGTAATTCCAGGTCTTATGACAATGGAACAATGGGCTGAAGCGGCTGCGGCACAACAAGCAGCTTTAGTCAAAGACAATACGACTGCCAATGAGTAAAGTCCCTCCACCGATCTGGCAAGCATTGCCGGGCAGTCAGAGTTTGTTTCTGCAAAGTCCGGTACGTGAAGTATGCTTTGCTGGAACGCGTGGTCCTGGAAAAACCGATTCAATGCTAATGTCTTTTGCTCAATTCTGCGGTAGGGGTTATGGTGACTATTGGCGCGGTGTAATTTTTCGTCGTAACTATAAGCATCTGGACGATATTATTTCAAAATCTAAACGCTGGTTTAATCGTTGGAATCAAGGTCCGAAATTCTTAGCAGGTTCTAGCTCTTTGAAATGGGTTTGGCCGACAGGTGAAGAATTGCTGTTGCGTGCGTTTGAGAACGAAGAAGATTATTGGTCTTACCATGGACATGAATACCCATTTATCGGATGGGAAGAATTAACAAGTTGGCCTACGATAGCTTGTTATGAATCAATGAAGAGTACAAACCGTTCTTCTTTTCAGACTACTGAATCCGGTTTAATTATTCCGCGCATGATTCGCTCTTCTACAAATCCATATGGGGTTGGTCACACATGGGTTAAAGACTATTTTATCAATCCTGGGCCTTACGGCAAGATTATTACAGATAAAGATGGCAATCACCGCGTGTGTCTGTTTGGTTCTGTTCGTGAAAACCCTTATCTGGGCGACGAATATATTAAAACGCTCGAGTCCATTACTGATCCGAATAAACGTAAAGCTTGGCTGGAAGGTAGTTGGGATATTACAAGCGGGGGTATGTTCGATGATCTTTGGGAAGAGAGCAAGCATGTCCTTGTACCATTTGAAATCCCACATAGCTGGAAAATTGATCGTTCTTTCGATTGGGGTTCAAGCAAACCTTTCAGTTGCGGATTTTGGGCGCAGAGCGATGGCACTGATGCCCGCATGGCAGATGGAACGCGTCGTTCTTTCCCGCGTGGTACGCTCTTCCGTGTAGGTGAATATTATGGGTGTGAAAAAGATAAGCCCAATACAGGATTGCGGTTACCAGCGCGTCAAGTAGCTATCAATATTCTTGAACATGCGCAAAAGTTGGGTTACGGCTGGCGTGTGCAACCCGGTCCAGCAGATTCGTCGATCTATGCTGTAACAGACGATGCATCTATTGGTGAGAATATGGAAAAAGAAGGTGTATTTTGGAATCTTGCAGATAAACGTCCCGGTAGCCGTAAAAATGGCTGGGAGCTTATCCGTGATCGCTTGGCAGCAGTAAAGTTTGGTACAGAAAAACCAGGCCTATATATCTTTAACAATTGCCGCGATTTTATGCGCACTGTGCCCCACATTGCCCGCGATTCAAAAGACCCAGATGATGTAGACACAGACGCAGAAGACCACATTGCTGATGAAATGCGTTATCGTGTTCTCGGTATGGATCATCAAATGTATGTTATTAAACTTGGTGGAGTATAAAAATGACAGTCGCTTACGAACATGTGGACTATGCAAAAAAACTCCCAATATGGCAGCGTTGCCGCGATGTGGCTTCTGGTAGCGACGCTGTGCATGATGCCGGTTCTTTATACTTGCCTAAGCTCAAAGACCAAGACAAT